TCTTTGGGATATGCCAATCGGGATGCCAGTTTCAATAATCGCTTGAACATCTTTGCCTTTTGCGGTGGGAACAACTACGCCCTCTAAGATGACTTGCTTATTAGGCATTGTTACTTTTTCCCACTTGATAACTGTTTCGCTTAATAAAGGCCGTTTATTGCCTTTGTCGGTTGGATGGTCCGCTTCGCCGAGCAGTTGACCTGGAGACAACTCCAAAACCCTGCCTTGGCCGGCGCTTTCATTTAAGGATTCACTAAGCCCACCAAGAGCCTTAACAACAACATCGCGGCGATAGCGCCGGTTGTTCTCATTGACAGTGTCGGTTTCTATGCCGGTGCCACGGATTTTAAAAGGCTTGCCTTCGCCGGATTCAACAACCTCGAACTTGCTTTTGATGGTTTCAGTAAAGCGCTTGGGCTCACCAATTTTTAGCTCCCCTTTCTTAACCGATTCTTCAACCGGCTCGAAAACTTCACGACGACGCACTTTTTTAGGCGTTCCAAAAGTGATGTTTCCCTTGGTGTCTTCACTCCAAGAAGCTTCTACGTAGTCAGCTTCATTTGGATATTCGAAGATAACTTTGTCCGGGTAGGTAGCAGCTACCCACGGGCCGTATTCATCGGTAGGGCGTTTAAAATCAGCCTTAACTGCCATACTTACACGCTGCATAAGGTCATTAAGACTACCCTCTGGCTTATTTCTTGTGGCTTCGGCCCAGGCTTGTTTTGCATGAAGCCTAAGCACTCTTGCGTCTATCTTCAATGCTTCCTCCTTTGGGAAATAAAAAAACCGCCTCGAATGAGACGGCTTCAATGAGCTCGGTTGATTTTGTGTTAGTTATTAACTTGCTTTAATGGCCTTTAGCGGTTCAAACTGAACGCCATGATCGCCTTGGTAAGGCTTTCTATGGTCGTTGTTGCCACTTCTAATATCTTTAGGAATACCGTTAGGAAAAGCCTCGCAAGTAGCAACATAAGAGTTCGGCTTAACCGCTTGCCCTTTGTCGTGCTTGCAAGAAATACAAACCGGTCTGTCGAAATGTCCTTCGTCTAATTTTATTCCCACAATATCCTCTTATAAGTTAAACCAGTTTCTTGAGATACTCTTTCCCAAACTTCATGAGGCATAACTTCCCAAAACTCGTCTTTAGTTATTAGCCCTAGATTTAATTTAGTTTTAAATTGCCAGTATAAATCATCATATGCTTTCCTAAAACTTGGCTCTATTGTATCACGCCATGCTTCTCTTGACCATCCATTTTCCGGCGGTTTCATTGAATAAATATATTTAGCGTCAACTGCTCTTACTTCTTTTTGCTGAAGTTTAGCTCCCATCCTAATATCAGCGTCTGAAAAAGAAGCTATCTTTGGATGATTGTGAGTAAAGATTATACCTCTAATGACTTCTTGCTCTTCCGGTGCAATTTCTATAAAGTCCTTACCGCCGACTTTACTAAAAATAACGTTCCCTAAATCATCAAAAGCATAGCCTTTTTCATTAACCGTTCGATATCTGATCTCTGCTTCTTTTTCTTTAATAACGCTTCGTAGCTTTTCCTCGGCAGATGCCATGGTAGCATTAACAGTTGCACCGAAATCAAAGCCCATGTTTTTAGCATACTCATCAAGAAACGTATTCTTCCCTTGCATCCAGCCCTTAACATCAGAGATGAACTTATCCTTGTCCATCATGACGACACGGAGCCAGCAATAGCATTGCGGATGAGGGCGATTAGGCACGCTGCCTTTTTTGTACGGTCCGCTACTTGCTAAGCCGTCGCACACATCTTGCCGCGGATGACCACTTCCTAACATCCAGCTATATTCTTCAACCCAGGGCATTGTCTCGGTTGTTTGCTTGTAGGTATCCCAGTGAATCTGCTGAACTTCATTCCGGGCAAGCCTTAGAGCGTTGTAAGACATGCCTTTGGTTGATGCCATTCCCGGTTTAATGCTGGTTAAGCCTTTCTTGCTAATTGCTCGGCCCTTAGATGTCATTTTGTAGAGCCGGCTATGTGACCAGCGAGTACCTTTGACATCAGGCTTCAAATACTGTTCTAAATCTTTTGCAAGGCTAACAGCACTTTCTTTGTTTGTTATCGCTTGCAAAAGACGCTGGTTAATCTTTTCTTTGCCGCCGTTTTCTAGATTCCAGAGCCTATCAGATAGGTTGCGGCCGTCATACTGCCTTGACCTTGCGGCATTAATAACCTCTTCTCTTTGTCGAGCGTTGAACATATCAACGTGAGGGTACTTGCCCTTAAACTCATCGCCATAGCTTTTGCGCTCTTCAAACATCTTGTCGCCAAGATAGTAATCGTAAAGCGCTAAATGAGCTCCTTGGACATAGCTAACAGTCTCGCTCATGGCATCAAATAAGACGTTCCTGTAATGCTCGTTAAGCTGGCTAAGCTCTCTGTTCACGAAGTCTTGAACATTAAGCATTTTATAGGGCAAAACATTGCCATCAGCATCAGCGGCCTTTAGTATCTCACTCGTTAACGCAGAGCTGAATTGGCTGTACATATCAACCACTTGGGCCGTTACGTCAAGCAAAAGCTCCATGTGTTGCGCTGAGGCGTACAGTAGAGCGTCTTTAGGGTTTAGCTTCTGTTTAGCTTCGGCAAGGGCATTCATTTCACCGCCGCTAGCTTTTCAGGCTGCTTTCCTTTGCCGCCGACCATCTGCTTCTGCATTAAGGCTAAGCTCTGGTTGATTGCATCAGTCTCTTTATCCTTATTCTGCCCTTGCTCGTTTTCCATCTCTTCAAGAACAGCATCAACATCTAAGTCGGTGATAACTTTCTTGAGGTTTTGCAAAATAACCCTGTTCGGTAATCCAAGGCTTTTCAACTTAACCGAACCATCAAGAACCTCAGCGTAAGTCTCGGTGCTTCTATCCGGCGGCTGAATTGAATAAGTAACTGATTCCGGTAAGATGCCTTTTAAAAGCAACTGTAAGTCAAAGACCGGTCTTATTATCTGATCAACCACCCAATCAAAAAGCATTTCAAGCTTTCTAAGATACTGAGCTTCTTGTTTGTCGAGAATATCCCGGTTAATATCTTGACCGAAACCAACTAATGATTTCGGTACCGGTTGGCCGGCAAAGAAGTTCTCAATATGATGTTTAACATCTGTAATATCGCCGAGCTTAGCATCGCCTTCAATAGAAGTTACAGTCGTTTTTTTATTGCTAAAGAAATCGGCGATAGCAGCAAAAGGATTATTTAAAATATCCTTGTTGCGGTTTTTATAGGCTTCGAGTTCGGCGTCAGAGGCGTCTTCAAGCGAGTGCACATACTTCTTGCCGGCTCTAGTCTTACGCCGGATAGCCATGTCGGTTTCACCCTCGCGCATTTTCTTGTAACTGCCACGTGAAGAGCGAAAGATAGAATTTCCGTACTTATTGCCCAACCTGTTCCAGCGAGCATGAACTATCTGCCATTCAGCAAACCAGTCTGCATCATTCGGGCCTAGCTGGTTTAAGTCAAGCGTGAAAGCCGAGCCAGAGAGAGGATCAACTTGAGCAAAGGCTCTTAGCGGATCCTCAAACTCATCTTGCTTGTTTGAGTTCCGCCTCATCGTGCTTGCGGGCATTTTAACAACCTTAACAATATCGCTGCCGGCAACAACATTCTGAATAAAAGCATCGCCTTCGGTAAGGGCTTTTTTGACCCAGCCGGTTAGTTCTCCAAATAACTTGCTTGTATTGTTTAAAAGCTCTTGAACTTCATCTACGCTGTGGCCCTTAACTTCTGAGACGACGACCTCAAAGTCGCCATAAGTACAATCTTCAGCGGCGTTATCGATAACAGCCTTGCAGCGATCATCATTGTGGTACATTTCGTTAGCTTCTTTGATGATCGTTTGCCTGTCTTGCTCGACCTTAAAGAGCTGAACAAGCCTATCATGCTTGGAGTATTCCTCCTGAGTGCCGATGCCTGTATTTGATTGATCTCCGGATGTTCTTCTTGAACTTCTGAACATCGAAGTTATTTTGTCTATAAGGCCTTGATTTTCTGCCATTAGTTAAATTGATCCTCCATTGATTCCCTCGAGGCGGTTACTGTTGATGTTGCTGTTTGCTTGTTGAAGATCATGTCATCCTCAAGAGCGTACCTGGCTTCATCGATCGAGTGATTATCTTTATCTGGAAACTGGCTTTTTATCTCGCCGTTTCTATCTCTTTCAAGCGCATAGTTAACAAACTCCTTGGCTGCCCTTGGGCACCGGGAAGGAGCAATAACGATAAGCTCTAGGTCTTGTAGGAACTTCATGCCAAACTCTACTGAGCCGGGGCCCTTCTTGGCTCCCTTGATATTCATCCCCATGTCTTTAAGCTCAGCAATGCTTTTAGGCTCTGCACTATCCCCAATGGTTAGACTGCTGCGATGATGGGGCTGTGTCTTTGCAAAGAACTGACGATTAAACAAGTTGATACCGCTTATTTCGTCAAAGAAGTAGAGCTGGCGCCTTGTTGAGTCGTAATTCATACGGTCAAAGCAAAGAGGATCTACCGCATAGCCAAAATCTAAGCCTTGTCTTATCTTGTCAAAAATTGCTATCTCTTCTTCGGTTATGGTCCGCAATTCAACGTTAGTAAAAACTTCTAATCCGGTCCCAACTTCTAAGCCTAGATACTCATGTTTGTAGGCCGTTGGATTAACCTTTTCAAGGTGCGCCGCCTCAGCTATAAAGCGTTCACCGAGCCATTCTTTGGGAACAGACCTATAATCTGAGTGATGAACTCTTCGGCCTGGTTTTTTAACCCTAGACTCTTGATTAACCCACGATCTGCCGCTTTTGGGTGGATTATAAGAATAGAAAGATGTGCGCTTTCCTATTTCTTCACCGCGAAATAAAGACTGTTCAATATTTCGTATCTCTTCTATGCCGGCAAACTGAGAGACTTCTTCAAACCAGACATATTTAATGTAGCCGCGGCCCAGATTGATTGACTTAACCTTGTTGGGATTATCGAAGCCCTTAAAAACCATCTTTTGACCAGTTGGCCGATAGATAATTTGCATCGGTGTTTTCTGAAACTTAAATAAATCATGTGCCCCAAGCTTAATTGCCGACCATTCAAACTGACCATAAACAGTTTCCCGAAGCTCATTTTGATAGCGCCGACCAACAACAGCGTTAGCTTCTGGGTCGTTAATTATCCCAAGCAATATCTCTATGCTTATGGATGTTGATTTAGTAGATCCACGACCGCCTTTTTCCCAAATCTCGTTCCATAACTCTTGCTTGATTTCGTGATGAAGCTCATAAAAGCTGGGAGCTATTAAGTCTGTTAGATTAACATTCATTTCTTTGGAATGTTGTCGATGATGTTTATGTTGATATCACCGATATTAATTTCGTCTTTAAACATTCCCAGGTGTTTACCTAGCTTTTCAAGAGCTGATTCTTTGCTATGAAGCTTGATTTTGGTAGATTTTTTAGTGAAGCCTCCATTATCGATTTCAACCTCGGATATCTCGGAGACTGCGGCCGTATCGTCTCGGCTAAGGGTATCGCTTTTTGTGAGGGTGATTCCATTTTTATCCCAACTAACGAAAGTGCCCATATCAGCAAAGGCTATCTTGGCTAACTCTTGGATGACTCTGTCCTGGTTAACTCCCGTACGCTTCGATCGTTCGGCGAGAGCCTTATCAACAGCAGCCCTGACCTTAGCTATTCTTAGTAACTTCGAAGCCTTAACATCGGCATTCTTAGGCGCGTAACCAGCACGGATGGCCGCCTGCGTGCCATTAATATCTATAAGATATTCATCAACAAATAGCTGTTGTTGGTCGGTAAGTTCGTTTATTTTAGCCATTATCAGTCCTTAAATAGCACCAGCCCCAGCATATTTGCCAGGGCCGGATTATATCCTCTTGCAAATTAGCTTCCAGTACGTTTTCTATTGAAGCTCATTAGGTTTGGTTGTGGCCAAGGGCCTAAGAATTTGCTTCGCTTGTATCGTTTCGAAGTTTTTTGCAAGAGGAGCTTGTTGATTACCAAATACTTCTTTTCATTTCGTACTCCTAATTTTGGCAATAAAAAAGACCGCCAAAATAGGCAGCCTATAAGATAAAAAAGCGCCTTTTGTTTTTGGGCGCAAATCTCTACCTTACATTATGCTTGTCAAGAGGGTTGAAGTGCAAGTCTTTTTTTCAAAATTTCTTAAAATGCTGATTAGGGGCTTCATTTTTTGACTTTTAGCGGAAACCCATCAGTAATTTTTCGACTTCCCAGCTGATTTTATCGACTTCATACTTGACGGTTTTGCGCATTTCCATAAATTGCTCATTGGTCACTAAGACAACTCCATCATCCTTAAGATTGCTGCCCGGTCCCGCGCCAAGGCTGCCGGCCGCGGCCACCGTCTTATCCGCCACCCGAACAGTATCAAGGCCTTCCAGTTCTTTCATTTTTGCTAATAGTCTATAAATTGAAGCTCTATACATTGTTCTCTCCCATATCGCAGTCTGGACAATTCAGCAGTTCGTGCTTTCTTTCAAAATCGGCTCTTTTAATGTTTGAAACCGCATAGGATTTGCGAAAATGGCCCCTGCGACAACTAGCCCTTGGGTTTACCATATAGCCGCTATCCCTTAGTAGCCGGCAGTGAAAACATTTCCAACACCTCTGCATCGATTTCTCCTTTGTATTTGCTATTTTTATGGATACATTTCTTGACTGTAAAATTAATCTCTTGCTTGAACAGCCGGCATGAGCCTAGGCCGACAAACTTACAACCAAGGCAATAATCAAAATCTGTTTCTAGTTCCATGTATTCCGCTGGTGAGACCATATAATCTGACCTGGTGTTTAGTCTTCTAGTTTGTAGTCGTAATGGAGCCCATCACAACTGCCACTTGTTAAGTTATAATTCTCGCAACCCCTTGCTTTCTTGCACCTGTTAAGGCCGCTGTGAGGCTTACAACCAAATAGCCGGGCCATTAGATTAGGCTCCAAATCTGGACATTGAGTAATTATTGGCACCGTTTTTCTCTTAAAACCTGTTTTCATATCCCTCCTTTAATGAAAACCGCCTAAACACTGACGGGCTCATCTACCGCCAGCCCTTTGCTTTTCGTCAAAAGCTCCCACTTCCGACTTGCTGTTTTCCCTATCCTAAGATGGCTGCTACAACAAGCTCTTCCTGGGCGGCTACTGTTTATACCAATCCTGCTTTCCTCGCAGTTGTCCAAGGTCGCCACCCTGATTGCTTCCAGATTATCTTTGCAACCTTCACATTAAATTCGGGATTGTATAACTGTTTAATGTTCTTATACTTATCCTTGTGTGACGGGGCATGAATTTGGAATAACCCATGATCATTGGTCTTACCAACAGCATTAGGGTCTCCCTTACTTTCCAGCTTGATGATTAACAGGGCGTTCTTAATCTCTTTGGCCGGAAAATACTTTTTGACCAAAGAGCGCCAGCGCTGAACCTTGTCGACCGGCTTCCGCTTTTTTGCTTTTATTACCTTAATCACCTTGAACTTTTCCATTTTCTTTCCTTCTGCTAAAACTACCGGCGCCAACAAACTGATAATGATTGCTACTGCCAGGATTCTTAGTGCTTTCAAGACTTCCTCCTTAGTCATCGTGCATTGCTGCCCTAGTACTTCAGAGTTGCGTCATGATTAATCACTCCTTTTTAGTTTGTCGATATTGGCCCTTCGTCAATGTTCAATATCAGTCACCTCCTTCTTTTTGATGATTTGTTCGTATTCACGGTCACGTTCCGAAAAATCACTAGGATTTTTGCCGTAATTGGCCTCGGCTTCGTTCATTTCTTTTAAGCTCATGCCGGTTACTTCCTTGAGCGCCTTTTCGTTGATGCGAGACAATCTTATGCGACCCTTCGTGCTTAGGATTGCTTTAAGCGCCAGGTTCCTATTAGCCTGGTAATACATTTTGGACGAACTGATTCCAAGCATCTTTATAATTTTTTGGTTGGGATAGCCTTCGTCAACAAGCCTTTTTATCTCCTGTATCATTTGGGATGAAAGCCCGCGCTCGCAAGGCTTCCCCTGTTGTCTTTTTTGCTCATTTTCTTCAATTACTTTTTGGGTGTAGGTGGGCTCTGGTGTTTTCTTAGCAGACTGTTTTTCATATCTTGGCCTAGAGTTTAATGCCTCCGCGAGTTCCGGATATTGGATGTAATGCCGACCTTTGCATTTTTCTGGTGTCATCGGTTCCTTAGCTAGCGTTTCTGGTTGCATAGCCCTCCTTTTCTGGTAATAAAAAAGCGGCTAGAAACACCGGGAATCCCGGCAAATCTGGCCGCTCGGTTAATTCCTTGGCCTTCGCTCACGACTCCGCCCCTCTGTTAATAACCCCGGCCGCATGGTGGGCCACGCAAAAGGCTGAATATTCGTGACCATTGCGAAACTTAGACCTAATCATTTGCATGTTCCTCTTAGTATCCTCGGCCCCGTAAAGCTCTATGTTTGGGAATAGGGCTGATAGATAGCCGATCATCTTCCCCATGTCCGGGCTGGTATTAATTTTTCGAGGATTCCACTTTCTGTTGGTAAAATCCTCAACCGCTAAAATGTTGATATTGCTCGCCTTGATGAGTAAGGAAAGTTGTCTAGGCATCGACCGAGCATCGCCCTTAATGGTGCCGGTTACGTATTCATCAAAGGATTCATAAATACAAAAGCCGCTTTCCTTGGTGCCCGGATCGATGCCTAAAATCAACTTATTTCACCTTCTTGATATCAAAAAGCTCTTCGTATTCGGCTTTTTCAATCTCCTGGCTCTGCATGACAGCAAATTCTGCCAGCCTTATAACCTTGCCAGAGTCTTTTTCAAACCCATGAGCTACGCCGCAAACGCCGGCCCTCACGATAAGAAAACGGCTTTCCCCAAGCTTCGGCGGTTCTTTATCCTTGTCGATGCTAATAGGGCTAGCTTTTAACTTGCCGCCGGCAAGCTCAACCTTATAGCCATCAAACAGAGACATTTGCTGCATTATTTCGCCTGTCTCCTTGTCGACGTTCGCGGGAACGTCTTTTTGGTCTTTCGGTTTTTCCAGTGTTGCTGTTCCACCCATTGTTTTCTCCTTTTCGTTTTGTGGGTTTATAAAATGCTTCCTTGCTTTTTCCGGAAGCTACCGGCGGCGGGGCAGGTAATCCAGTGTGGTTCCCATCCCCTGGCTATCTCGCCGCTGGTTAATAAAATAGTCCTCTGGTCCGGATTAACCGGCATTGGTTTACCGGTCTTCGTCTTCATAAATTCAATTGTCGCTTTACATTTTTTACAGATTGCCATTTAAAATACTCCTGTGGGTTGGTTGATATGGTTTAATCTTTGCTTTTTTTCAACGTATTCAAGTTGTTCCGGTCTTAAATACGGCTCAATAGCTATTAGGTGAGCGTGTACTTTTGCATGGCAATTTCCGCAAACTAAAAGCAGGTTCTCGATACAGTCCTCTTTCTTGCTGCCGTACAAGACATGGTGCGCTTGCTGTCCTATTTTGCCGCATATCTGGCATAAGCCTTCATCTCTGTGCACTACTTGCAAATAGAGCTTTTTGAGGGCTTTACCGGTTAGTCTTTGACGGTGAGGTTTAGTTAATTGCAAGTTGAACTCCTTCACGGCACTCGACACATTGAACAACGTCGTTTCCAAGATAGTAGTAGCCTGTAGTTAGGCGTTTTCCGCAGTCTTTACAAAACCTTTCTTTAAAATGGTCAAATGGTCTGCCTGGCATTGGTCTGTTGCAAAAGAGTTTTTGCTGATTGCATTTGTAGAGGCAGGTTCCGCAATTAGGCATAAGTCTTAACTCCCTTAAGCATTAGTTGTCTCTTGCTCCGTAATTAACTGCTCAAAAACAGTAGCGCCTTTCCCCATATTGCAGTCCTCGCATAAAGCTTGGAGGTTATCTAGGTCGTTTGTTCCGCCCCGGGCAAGCGGTATTTTATGATCAACGTGTAGCTTTACACCATCGTTTTTATCTCTGCCGCATAAAGAACATCTAAAGTTATCCCTGTTCAGAACTTGAAATCTTATTTTTTGGTGTAGCTGGCTACGCTTAATTTCTACTTCGTCTTTTTGCACCCAGGGCATATTGTTGACGGTTTCCATTAACACTTCAGCCATAGTTTTAACTTCTTCTCTTTCATAAAACGACTGATATTGTCTGCGCTTAAGAGTTTCAAAATACCAATCGCCACCCCTAACGGACTTCTCAACCATTCCGGCAAGGTAAGCCATTGGATATTCCTCGATTTTTTTCTCTTCAAAAGCCTCTTTCCAATCATCAAGAATTGCGTAGAGAAACTTTTTACAGTCCTCATAATGCGAACCAGGGCAACCAGGAAACCAGACTTGCTTAGTGATGGAGCAGAGGGTAAATCCACAGCCTCGAAATTGTAGCAAGGTCTTATTTCCAAATCCCTTGCTTTTTCTCCACATTGGCCCAAGTGATTTTATTTTGGTGCAGTAGTCGGTTGCAAAAGAATATTCCCATTGTGGAATAGGGCAATTAGGCTTCATGGTTTTCTCCTGAAAAGTTATCCACAGCAACAGGGTTTTCCCTCGCCGAAAGGCGGTTGTCTTTAAGTTCTTTTAAGTTCTTTAAGTTCTTTAAGTTCTTAGAGGCTTGTTTCTGCTGGTCTTGGGCTTGTGCTTCGGTACTTGCTTCGGTACCTGCTTCGGTTAATTCGACCGAGGCAATGGGGGTTGCTTCGGTACCTGCTTCGGTTAATTCGACCGAGGCAATGGGGGTTGCTTCGGTACCTGCTTCGGTTAATTCGACCGAGGCATATTTGCATATTTCGAAGTTAGAATCCTGCCATTGATTACGGCTAGGGATAAAATTTATATATTTCATTGCCACTAATCGCTTAACCGAAACCTGAACCGGTTTATAACTAACCCCAATTGATTCTGATAAATCGCTTATGGAGATATTGACCGAACCATTTTTATAATCAGCCAAAACTAGCAGGGCTATATAAACCTTTAGTTCCGTAGCTGACATTATTTGAAGATGATCAAATATGCCTCTACGAAGTTTTACAAATCCCTTGCTGTTTGCCACTACTGCTATCCTTTCAATTACAATCGCTTGCTGGTAAAAAAAATATATAAGCCTATCTCGGCCTTTTTAGAAGCAGTGGCTGGAATTGAACCAGCAACTTGGGTGCGACCCCTGGGATAACATTTCACCACACTGCTTGCCACACCTAGCAGGAACTTACTGTTATTAGGTCTGTAGCTATCAAACCTAATAACCAGAATAAGTGTTGCAACCTATTCCTTTGTTACTTACGTCCCTGCTCTAGCCCCCAACCGAGCTATGACGCTCATAGACCTGTAGCCGTTGGGTGGTTAATTTTCAATAATGCTTTAATCGGTATATTACTGAGTGCATTTTATTGATTAAGTTCTGCAAACTTGCTTTAATTTCATTAATGTCAGAAATCTCAAAACTAAATCTATTTCCAGTAGCCTTTATTACCAGCTCAGAAAAGCCATTGCCTTCACTTTTTATAATTTGCAAATTATAATCTCCATCTTCATCTAAAAGCTCAATTAACTCCTCCATACCCCTCCCTTCAAATTAAAGCTGGCCGATGAAGTTCCCAGTTCCTAAGAACCGAAGAGGCAACCCCTTGTGGCGCACCCCACCGGCTCAGCTAGCTTAATCTGCTGCTATCACTCCGAGCGCTTTTAAAAAATCGCCTATTTGTGATTTTTTAATTCTTGTGCATCCGCCTTGGCCATAAAAGTTAGCGCCTTCCAAGTTAGCGTCTTCCAAGTCAGCGCCTCTCAAGTTAGCGCCTCTCAAGTTAGCGCCTCTCAAGTCAGCGCCTCTCAAGTCAGCGCCTCTCAAGTTAGCGCCTTCCAAGTCAGCGCCTCTCAAGTCAGCGCCTCTCAAGTTAGCGCCTTCCAAGTCAGCGCCTCTCAAGTCAGCGCCATAAAAGTCAGCGCCATAAAAGTCAGCGCCTCTCAAGTTAGCGCCTTCATTAACGGCTTCAACAACTGCATCCTTAAAAGTTGTTTTTGAACTCGAATAAATAACCGCACCCGTCCATCTGTTTTTGATTTCCAGCTTTTTTTCTTGTTTTTCTTTTACATCTTTGTTTTCTGCTTCTACCTGGTCTTTAATTTTTCCCCAGGTTTCTTCGCTTACTGTGATTGTCTTACTCAAAATCTCCTCCTTTATTTCGTCAAAAAATAAACCAATAATCCCAACAAAAATCCAAAACTTATAATAAACAGCGCCCCACCAAGCCATCGGCCTATACGGATTATCCTGTCGATAACCTGCTCGGAAGGCGCTGTATTAAAATCGTTGTGGTCTTGCCAATTATAAAAACCGTAAACTTCAGGTTGAGGGTTAAGGTGGGCTAGGTTGCTCATGTGGCCTCCAAAAGTTCTGGATTTTCACAAATATTGCCGACTACTTTTATCTTTTTTTCTGTATTGTCTTCGCAAAGATGATGCTTGTTCATTGCATTAGTTGTTAGCACAAAACAAGAATGGTCAAATTTCACTTCAAATGGATAGCCATAGGAGTTGTGTTTAACAATATCGCCCTCGAAAATCTCTAACCCATTCTTGTCTTTCAGGCCAGTGAATTGCATGATTTTCAAATTCTCAACTTCTGGATTTGTTAAATGCTTAACACTTTTTGGAGAATAGCCGCCGTGGTCATTAGGCCCGTAGGTTACGAAAACAACCTGTTCCCTGCAAACGCATAGATAATCAAGCCAACTTACTCCAATCATTCTTTTTCTTTCCTTATCCCAGGCTCTGAATTTAATTTCTCTCATGGCAACACCCTCCCTACAATTTCGTTGTATACTTTATTTGCCCGATACATTTCGGCTGCTGCTATTCCGGCTATAAATCCGGCGATAAAGATAAGCACTAGCTTGCCACCTCAAATAGTGATGTCTGGATTGACTTGATAAATCTTGTGTCCCGGTACCAAGCGATATGCGGGCTGTCTGGTCTTTGTGGGTTTGCGGGCATCATCCTGCTTTCGATAATTTCCGGCAAGCCTTGCTTTTTCTGAATTTCGTTAATCTCAAATATCCTGGTAGCGGGCATCATAATAAATAATTCATTGCGAAATTCTAGCGTCGAATGCAACTGGCCGTCACAGAGTAGGTCTAAAATCTTTTGCTGCTGTGTCTTGTTTGGTTTCTGCATCATTGCTACAATCCTTTCCCGCCTAGAACGGTACCCGGTCGCCTTCCTCGTCTGGAAATGGCGGGTCGTCTTCATCTGTTCCCAGTGCGGCATCAACTTCTGCATCGCTGCTTAGTGCTTGTTCTACTTCTTCTCTAGACATAGGCTTACCCTCTACCTTAGCTTGAGACTTTTCCGCTTCTTCAATCCTTTTTTTCAGCGTTCCGTAAGCCGTAGCAGCCCACTTTTCCGGCATGTCTTTAATGTCTCGGCTGTAAAATACTGGCTTGCCGTCTTTGCCTGTAAAGGTGCTGACATCTTTTAGAATTGCCTTGGCCATTTCTGCCCGCTTTTCTGGTAAATCAGCTTTCGGAATTTGAGTTAGAATAAGCGCTTTGAGCTTGGCTTGGACTGTTTCTTCCTTTGGAATATCGGCTTTGGGTTGTGCTTTAGGCGGGGCAGGTTTGGGCGCTTGATTAGACACTGGTTTAGCGCCTTGATTCGTGGCATCGCTATCTTTGCTGTCGTCAATCAGGAATAGGCCGTTAAGGGCGTATTTGCGGGCGTAGGAGCTACTAGCGCCGGTTAGCTGATCCCCACTCATACCCTTGCGCGTTTCTTCTTCCCTGGCATAGCCCAATACTTCTAGTTGGGTATCATCTTCGGGGGAATAGAGTCTTGCGGTTGCCTGAATGTAGTAGCGCTCGCCAATGTTCATAAGCTCATCGGTAATTGTTAGCACTAAATTTTGCTCTGCTAATTTTGGCTTAACCGCATTTAATATGTCCTCGCAGCTTCTGTAGTTATAGCCACCGAACTTATTTAGCTGGTTCTTTGGAACCTTTAATTCATTTTGGATAAGTAAAAGCTTTTGAGCTAAACCAAGGCTGCTTTTACTTTCCTTTTTCTTTTCCGGCAATTGTGTAACTGCCTTTTTTAATGCTTCACTCATTACTTACTCCCTCCTTCGATTTTCAGAATTGGCATTACTTCTTCTGTGAGAGAATTTTCAATAATCTCCCTAACCTCTCCACCCTCTTTCAAAAGCTTTGAAGTTTCGCGCCACTTAGGAGTAACTTTTACAAGCGATATAAATCTGTCGGGACCGATAACATTAACGAGCTTATAAAAATCCTCGCTGAATGTTCTCTTAATCCGGTTTTCGACAGTAACTTGATAATCCCCGATGGGGCGTTTGGTAGCTTTCAGTTCTTCCATATACTGAAATATCTGAATTTCTAGGCTTTTGATTTGGTTGGTTAGCCCTTGGCGTTGCTTTTTAAGGTCTGATAGTTTTTCAACTATTTGAATCTCGTTAAGAACCTCGCCTGTTTGTGAATCAACCAATGTTGTTGCCATAATTACCACCTCACTTTCTTTTGAGATTGAAAAAACCAGCGGCACATACTTGTTAATAGAGCGTCGATTAACTTAGGCATTGATGGCTCCGTGAATTTCTTGCTCGGCAAGGCCGGCGGCATCTTTAGCCTCTTCGCCGATTGCCTTGTTGTCATCAATAATATTTAGGCGGGACAGGTCATCCTTTATTTCAGCGCCGGCATAAACTTTTAAGGCGTCTTTGATTTCAAGTAGGTAGCTGATAAGAACTCGCGGATTGTCGTATTTTTCTATGGCGGCATCGACAAGGGAGTTGATAGCCTTAAAGCATTCATCTTGTATTTTGTCAGCAGTAGAATTAGTTTTAAGGCTTCGCTTCTGGTCCAGCTGCCGGGACCTAATATTCATAGCCTTGTTGATTATCTTTTGTGGAAACTGAAGGATTTTAAGATTAGCCACTAGGAAACCTCCTTAAGTAAAGCCATTCCAACACCGGCAAAATTTCTAAGTATTAAATCAGCCTGACCGTGAGTTAATATCTTGCCGTTTTCTTGTTCAAAGCATTCGATGCATTCATCTCTTAACTCTTTGCTGAATTTATAGGGGCTTGCTGAGACGCTCTGAGAGCCTTTCTCGCTTGTCGTAATTTCTAACGTCTGTTTGTCCATGAATCCCCTAAAAGTCTTAAATTGGCCCTATTCGTTGCTTGCCTTGGCCAAATTATCGGTTTGGCCATCGCTATACAATGCGCTGTCTTCGGCGATGCCTAATAATTCTCTTATTATCGGTTTTTTTACTTCCGGTATTTTTTCTGGATTCCTAAGCCAACGGCTAACTGTCTCAGGTCTTACGCCCAATCTTTCTGCTAGCCACTTCTTCTTTAAACCTCTTTTTTGAAATATATCTTCTAGATTCATGTATAGCTCCCCACTAACCTGTATAGCATTATTCTAACCATTTGTCGGCATATGTCAAGAAAATATTTAAAAAAACTTCGAAAAAGTTTGTTATAGTCAAATTTATGCAGTTAGTAAGCCCTTTGCCGTTTAGAAAATGGCTGCCAAAAATGATGAAAGAAAGGAATTGGAGCTATAGAAAGCTTCAATTAATTACGGGAATCACCCATTCTTATTGGAGCAATATCGTGTCTGGAAAAGATCCGGTACCAAAACCGAAAGTGCTCAAAGGATTGGCTCAAGATTTTGGGGTAGCTCCGGAGACAATACTCGAATATAAACAATATTTAGCGGTTGAAAAGATTAAAAAGAATCCAGAACTACTTGAGCCGGTGTTATCAGGGGAAATCACCAAAGGTGAAGGCGTTGGGAAAATAATTAAACTTTCCGGACCTAAAACCGTTATTCCAATTGTTGGCTATGCGCCAGCCAGTAGTCTAAAGGAAGCCTTTGAAACTCATCTGGGTGACGTACCCCAAATAGAAGGCGCTGACTTTGCAATCCAGGTAAGCGGCGACTGCTTAATCGAGGCCGGTATCCTAGATAAAGATATCGTCTACATAAAAAAACAACCGTTCGCTAACAAAGGCGACCTAACACTTGTTAGAATAGACGGTGAGATTACTTTAAAATTTTTCTATAAAGAGAAAGCGGCGGTGCGACTCGAGCCGGCCAATAAGGATTGTGAGCCGATAATTTCCAAAGAGGTCGAAGTCATCGGCGTTAAAGTGGCCATTTTAAGAAGGTAATTATGGAAGAAAAGAAATGCCCTTATTGTGCTGAATTAATAAAAGCAGAAGCAACAGTTTGTAAGCATTGTGGCAAGAATGTTCCGCTAAAACAAACAACTAAAGCTACGCTAAGCAGAAAACAGCAGCAAATTATTTTTAGCATTACAGTTCTAGTGCTCATAGCTTTTGTTGCCTTTTCTATGATAAATGATCCGGTAAAAAAATATGATGAAGCTGCTCCTGAGCTAAAACTTGCCTCCGAAGATACCGGCCTACCGTTTGATGCTCTTGATGAGAACAACACCAAAAAATACAAGGAAATGCTTGACCTTATTAGTCCTTTTGTTTCCCAAAGCCGGGACGAAATAGCCGAAATAACACTAAATGCTTATGACAAAACTAAAAGTTCTGATGATGTGTCCATTATGTCTATGGGCGTATACGACCTGATGCAGAAAATTGCATTTTCTATACCAACAGAGAAAAGCGAATACATGAGCCTCGATTATAAGGAATTGACAGCGGCCTACTTAGTGGTTTTAGGCGTTTCAAAATGAACCTCACAATCCGCTTTGCCAAATCTCCATCTACCTACTTTAAACTAGCCCTCGAACTAGCCCAAAGGCACAAGTCGTTTAAAGAAGACAAAATCGGCAAGCTGTCTATTTACCAAGTAACGCTCACCGAATTAGATGCTGACTTAATCGATGAGCTAACTAAGTTGGCCGGTGCTTGGAAATCAACTAGGATAACGGCCAACGGCAAGAAAATAAGCCACTATGATGTTGAGCTCGCCCTTTTTTGTAGCGCTCACTATAAATGCGACACGAAAAAGCATTGGTGTAATGCTTGCCATAAGTTTGTTGATAAAAAAGAAAAAGAGATCACCAAGAAAAAGGTTAAGTATCAAGGCAATGTTGTTGAGTTGCCGGTACGCATCCCGATAGATTAA